ATGGTCTTTTCTCACCGCAAAACGGCTCACAACAGACGGAATCGGTAAGTCATGACAGACCATAGAAAGAAACTGGTTCTAGTCGGTGATGATCGGGACGGATCGGATTTAGGCGGTGTAATTTACGGCTACAACACGCCAAGAATCCACTCGCCGCTCAACGATCTGCCATCAAAAGGCTCAGAGCTGATCGAATTTGCGAAGGAAATTGGGCTCCCGTTGCTACCTTGGCAAAAGTGGATCGCCGAACACGCGCACAAAGTAAAGCCCGATGGCAGGTGGAAACACTCGAATATCTGCGTCGTGGTAGCCCGTCAATCTGGTAAAAGTACCCTAATGATGGTCAGGATCATGGCTGGAATGTATCTGTGGAACGACGGACTCCAGATCGGCTCGGCTCACCGGCTTACTACATCGCTGGAGACTTTCCGGCACATCGTCAATTTGATTGAGTCGAACGATCGACTAGCTAGTGAAGTAAAGAAAATCCGATGGGCTCACGGAGCCGAGGAGATTGAATTAAAGAATGGAAATCGGTATATCGTCAAAGCCGCCAACGCGGCGGCGCGTGGAATCTCTAAACCGGAGACGGTGTTCATGGACGAGCTACGCGAACACAAAGACGAGGACGCTTGGGCTTCCATGAGATATACCATGATGGCGGCAAAGAATCCGCAAGTCTGGACACTTTCGAACGCCGGTGATTCTCACAGCATAATTTTGAATCAGCTTCGCGAGCGCGGTCTTGCGGCGGCGGCAGGTGGCGAGGATGAGATCGGCTATTTCGAATATTCAGCTCCGCCGGGTTGCCGGATCGATGATGTCGAAGGCTGGCGTCATGCTAATCCGTCACTTGGTCACACAATTCACATCGACAACATCAAAGCAATTCTCAATGATCCGATCGATGTAATTCGAACCGAAGTTCTTTGCCAATGGGTCGAGACGATCAATCCTTGCATTCCGCCGGTCGAATGGGCAAACGCTGGGAATCCCGATGTCGCACTTGATCCCGGAAAGACAACTTGGTTCGGCTTGGATCTGTCTCCCGATCGCAGAAATGGCGCACTCGTAGCCGCTCAACGATTAGACGATGAGAAATTCCAGATCCAGCTCTTGCACACTTGGCACAATCCAATCTCACTTGACGATAAGCAGATCGCGAACGATATCGCGCCCTATGTCCGCAAGTATTCCGTCGATCAAATCGTATTCTCAAAGCGAACCGCGTCAGCTGTTGCGGCTAGGCTTATCCCTGCCGGATTCCCGGTGATCGATTGCGATGGCGCGGAGTACGCCCAAAGCTGTGACGAATTTCTCGGATCAATTACTTCGGGACGGCTTGTTCACTCAAACCAAGCCGAACTCACGAAGCAAGTTCTATCAGCTGTGAGATTGCCTTACGGTGACGGGGCTTGGGTAATTGGTCGCAAGGCTTCTAAGGTTGCGGTATGTGCGACGGTTGCGTCGGCTCTGGCGACACATTACGCGACACGCCCGGAGACGGAGATTGACATTCTCGTCGGTTAGGAGTAGCGGATCGCCTAGAATTGGCGCATGAAATTGCGTGAAATTCTGACAGGCGTTCCCGAAGTAAAGCTCAACGCTATTCCGTCGCCGATCGATATTTCTGCCGCCGATCTTGCACCTTTTAACACTACCGATTCCCGGAATATCTTTGCCGGTAATCTGGTAGCTACACGCGCGCAAGCGATGTCCGTCCCGGCGATCAGTCGCGCCAGATCGATAATCTGCTCAACGATTGCCTCGCTTCCAATGGAGCAGAGGATCAAGTCAACCGGTGAACGCGTCGAAGCTCCCAGAGTAATAAATCAACCCGATCCTCGCGTTCCCGGTTCCGCTGTATGGGCTTGGATCTCAGAGGATATTCTGTTCTACGGTTACGGCTACCTACAACAAACCGACTCCTATGCCGAGGACGGCAGATGTCGAGCCGGTCAAAGAATTGCTCCGACTCGCGTCTCGATTGTTACCAATGCCGAAGGAACCGAAATTACCGGGTATCGCGTTGATGGAATGACCGTTCCTAATTTTGGCAACGGGTCTTTAAAAGTATTTTACGGACTAGACGAAGGCTTACTCAATCGCGCTGGTCGAACAATCTTGTCAGCTGTTGAATTAGAAAAAGCGGCTTTACTTTACGCAAAAGAGCCCGTCCCGATGATGGTATTGAAATCAAACGGAACCGCACTTCCGGCAGATCGCGTCACTAAACTTCTCGACGCTTGGCGTGTAGCTAGATCAACACGCGCGACAGCATTCTTGAACGCCGATGTTGAATTGACTTCACTTGGATTCGATCCCGAAAAATTACAGCTCAATTCAGCTCGTCAATACATCGCTCTCGAATGCGCTCGCGCTGTCGGAATCCCGGCTTACTTCTTGGGAGCCGATGTCAATACGCTCACATATACCAACGCCGTATCGGAGCGAAAATCTTTGATCGATTTCAGCTTGCGAAATATCATGACATCGATTGAGGAAAGACTTTCACAATCGGATTTCGTAGCGTCAAACACCGTTGTCCGATTTAACTTTGACGACTTCTTGCGCGGTTCAGCCCTAGAGCGCGCGCAGATTTACGAAATACTAAACCGAATCGGCGCGATCAGCGTCGAGGAAATCCGACGAGATGAGGATCTAATCCGATGAAGCTAGAAATCCCAATCCAGATAACCGCCGCAGACTCGATCAAGCGAACCATCGCAGGTCGGATTGTGTCATTCAATGAGACCGCTAACGCGTCAACCGGAAAAGTGATGTTCCAAGATGGCAGCTTGACTCCGGCTCCGGTGAAGTTAAACCTAGAGCATGACGGAACCCGTCCAATCGGAAAAAGTATGTCAATGGATTTCTCAACCGATAAGACAGCGATCGACGGCGTGTTCAAAATTGCCAACACAACCGCCGGATCTGACGCACTTGTCGAAGCGCAAGACGGACTCCGTGACGGATTTTCCGTTGAAGTTATGGCTAACGAATTTACTTATGACAAAGCTGGGACGATGGTTGTCAGTTCGGGAGAGATCGTCGGCGTGGCACTTGTCACGAATCCAGCATTCAAATCAGCTCGCGTCTCAGATGTAGCCGCGACCGAAGCAACACCCGAAACTTCTGACGAACCGTCAGAGGAACTACCAACAACAGAAGGAGACGAAGTGTCCGACTCAATCGTCAACGAAGCTCCAGCCGTCGAGACGGTTGAAGCCTCTCGGAGTGTCAAAGCGACCGGAACCCCTATCGCTTACACAGCACCACGCTTGGAGTTCTCCGCTCCAAAGTACCTAGAAAACAAAATCAAAGCGGCTCTCGGTAGCGAGGACGCTCGTCAATATATTTTGGCGGCAGACAACAACACAACCGACTCAGCCGGACTCGTTCCGACTCGTCAGTTAACCGAAGTCATCAACGGAGTATCAAACACAATCCGTCCATCAATCGACGCGATCTCTCGCGGAACTTTGCCAGACGCAGGAATGACCTTTGAAATTCCAAAGATCACAGTCGCTCCAACCGTAGCCGAAACAAATCAAGGCTCAGCGTTCAGCGATACAAATATGGAGTCCGTGTTTGTTTCGGTTCCTGTCAAAAAATTCGCCGGACAACAGAATTTCACGGTGGAGCTCCTTACACGCACGAGTCCTCTGTTCTACACAGAGCTTCTCAATAACATGGTCGCGGCAATGGCTAAGGCTCAGAATGCTTATGTCAGCTCGATCCTTGTTGCGAATGCAACCGTTGACGGAACCACACTTTCGACATTCCCAACAGCGGCGGAATTGTTAGCATTCGTCTCACGCGGTGCGGCTTCTGTCTACACAAATACACAAGATTTCGCTCGCAATATCGTTATGGGAGCCTCACAATGGGCTAACACAATGTCACTCAACAACGGCGGAACTCCGATCTATGTTGCTTCTAATCCAAGCAATAACGCCGGTGTTGTGACTCCTACTAGCTTGCGCGGAAATGTCGCCGGTCTCGATTTATTCGCAGACTTCTCAGCCCCAGCCGGTTCAGATGACGGATCGATGATCATCGTCAATCCAGACGCTTACACATGGTACGAAGGTTCTCAATACAACCTACGCGCCGAGTCAACAGCTGACGGATCAATCAATGTCGGCGTCTACTCTTTCGGTGCTTGCGCAATCAAGCTCGCCGGTGGAGCGTTCCGCAACAATAAGTAACACCCTTAGACATGAGTCCGCCGCTCCCGACGGGCTCAGCAGATTGGAGATGAAATGCCAAGTATCGTCACAGCTTCACAGCTACGCTCGGTGCTTGGCGTCTCATCGGCTCTCTACGATGACGCTTATCTCGACGACATAATAAACACAGCCGAAGGCGTAATCCTTCCGCTTTTGACAGCTCACACAGTCGCCGTCACTCATGTTGAGATCGAGACGAATGTCGCTTACTTTACGACTCAACGACCTCATCAATTTGTGGTCGGTCAATCAGTCATCATCGCCGGAGTCGTTCCGTCAACTTTCAACGGCACTCGCGCGGTGACGGACAAATTGTTGTCGCCCTATATTTTCACGCAAGCTCTAACCAATGCCGACATCACACTTCGCGCAACTATTCCAGCAGGGACAGCGACACTCTCCGGACAAGCCGCCGCTGTGATTTATGTCGGAAATTCAAATGTTGAATCGGCTGTCCTAAATGTTTCAGTCGAGGTCTTTCAATCCCGTGTCGCTCCAGGTGGTCAGATCGAAGGCGTGGACTTTGCGCCGAGCCCGTTCCGAATGGGTCGCTCTCTTTACAACAGAATTTCGGGGCTCTTGGGAAATCAAGTCGATGTCGATTCGATCGTAGGCTAGGAATGCCAGCCTCATCGATCTCGGCAGATGTTCGCGGAACCCTTGCCACAGCTCTCAGCGGTGTCGCCGGGAATGTTTATTCTTATGTCCCAGAGGCGATCATTCCGCCAGCGGTGGTCATCGTTCCGTCGTCGCCGTATATGGAAATTAATCTCATCGGCAAGTCATCGATCAAATTGCTTCTCAATTACACGATCACGGTTGCCGTTGCCTACAACTCAAATCCCGGATCTCTTGACAATCTTGAAAAACTCATCCTTCAAATTCTGGCGGTCATTCCGTCAGGGTACATCGTCGGACAGATCGAGCGTCCGACTGTTACAAGCGTCGGAGCTAGTAATTTACTGGCGTCCGATATCAATGTCTCCACCTACTACACACAAACTAACTAAGGAGCACGAATGCCAACGACCGTCATTACCGGACGCGATCTTGTCTTGACGATCGCAACCGTAAACTACGACGCACAAGCTACCAGCGCAATTCTTACCAATGCGCCCGTCATCGACACCTATCAGACACTTGATGGCAAGGCTTACAAACACATCGACGATCAATGGACTTTCGATGTTGAAATGCTCGCAGATTGGGGAGTCGCAAGCTCTCTATCCGAAGCACTATGGACAGCCGCAGACACAGCACCGAATACAACTCTTGCCGTCAGCCTCACAGCTACAACCGGCGCGGTCTTTGCGTTCAATGTTATGCCGGTATATCCATCAGTCGGCGGAGCGGCTCCAGGAGCCCAAACGCTGTCACTTTCATTCTTGGTTGTTGGCACTCCAGCCGACACATTTAGCTAAAAAGGAGATCGGGAGATGAAGCTAGAAATTACTATCGAACACCATTCCGGGGAGTCAGCCGTACACACGGCGAGCGTCCCGGAGTGGCAGAAATGGGAGATCAAATTCGCTCGAACAATTCAAGACGCACATAACAATCTCGGAGTTAATGACATTCTGTTTCTGGCTTGGAACGCGATGAAGCGTGAAGCCGCCGGAAAGGCTGTCAAACCTTTCGACATATGGTGTGAGACGGTCTCGGATTTCTCGATCGGTGATGATCTCCCAAAAGACACACAGCCGGAAGCCTAGGACGGTTACTCGTTGAGCTAGCAATAGCGACGGGAATCCCAATGAGCGAATGGCAGACGGCAGAGGATATTCTTACGGCAATCGAAGTATTGGAGAAGCGGAATGAGCGTAGAAATCGCGTATGACAAAGCCGAACTCCGATCAATTACGCGATCATTCAAAGCGATGTCCGATGAAGGTATCGAAGCCGCAAAGCGTGAATCCTCAGCCCTAGCAGAATTTCTACAGCTTAAAGTCAGAGAAACAGCTCAAACCCGAACCGTCGCCGGTGCGGCTGTCCGGCGTGTAGCCGAAGGATCGCGCGTTGCGAAGTCGTCCAAGATCGGGGAAGTCTCGTTCGGCTTTGCGGCTCAAAAGTTCTCTGGCGGTGGTACTACTCAAAAACTTTGGGCAGGTTTGGAATTTGGCTCTAACAAATACAAACAATTCCCAAGACGCACTCCAAGACTCGGCGGTGGATCTGCCGGATATTTTATCTATCCAACACTCAGATCGATCCAGCCGGAATTGATTGAAAAATGGGAACGGGCATTCGATCGAATCTTGAAGGAGTATGACTAAATGGCAGGTTCACGCACACTCAAACTCTCGATCCTTGCGGACACAGCCGATCTCGTTAAAGGACTCAAACAAGCCGAGGACACATCAAGCACATTCGGCGACAAGCTAGGCGGAGCGTTCCGCGCTGTTGGAACAGCCGCAATCGCCGCCGGAGCCGCGATTGGTGCGATGGCTGTCAAAGCCGCCGTCGATGGAGTTAAGTCAGCAATCGAGGACGAAGCCGCGCAAGCAAAGCTCGCAACAACTCTCCAGAATGTAACGAAGGCAACCGATACACAGATCGCCAGCGTCGAAAAATACATTCTCCAGACTTCACTCGCGACCGGAATCACCGACGATCAACTTCGTCCGTCATTCGATCGCCTACTTCGTTCGACTAAAGATGTCACAGCTGCGATGAACCTTCAAAACTTGGCAATCGATATCGCCGCCGGTACTGGAAAAGGATTGCAACAAGTCACCGAAGCTCTTTCTAAAGCCTATGACGGATCATTCGGTGCGTTGAAAAAACTTGGCGTCCCGATCGATGAAAATATAATTAAAACAAAAGACTTTGACGCGGCTGTTGTCGTACTTTCGCAGACATTCGCCGGTCAAGCTGATGTCGCCGCTAACACCTACGCCGGACGATTCGCGAGAATGAAGGTCGCAATGGACGAAGCCAAAGAGACTCTCGGCTTCGCACTCTTGCCCGTAGTCGAACGGTTCTCTAAATTTATGACCGACTCAGGAATCCCGGCTCTCAATGCGTTCATCGCTGGACTTACCGGAGAAAAAGGTATTTCAACAGCTACCGAATACGCCGGTCGCCGGGTTGATTCTTTCGAGCCTAAGATTTCCAAAACTCAGAAATCAGCATTCGACGCGGCTAAAGATCTCCGCGAGATGGCGGCTTCGGTTGGAAAGTTATTTTCAACGATTGACGCCGGAACCGGCGGAGAAGGTTCATCGATTGACGGGTTTATTAAAGCTCTCAAAGCACTTAACGCGATCGCCAATGTGACGATTGGCATTCTTAAAGAGCTTGTCTTTCTTGTTCAAACAGCCGCCGAATACTTGCGAAATCCCCTTTCAACAGGCAAGGACGATGTTGATCGTATTCGAAAAGGATTGGGACTCAAAGTTCAACAATCATCATTCGAGACACCGGCAATCTCCACAGCTTCGGCAAGTGTTGGAATGTTTAGCTCTGCCGTCCCAAGTCTTGGGCTTGAAGGGATCGGGGCATTCGATGAACAGCTCCGAGCATTCTTGGGACAGCCGTCCGGGATCACAAACAACATCACCGTCAACGGTGCGATCGATTCAGAATCCACAGCTCGTCAGATTGTGGATCTCTTGAATGAATCCAATCAGCGCGGAACGCTAGGCGGAGCCGGGATTCTAGTATGACCGCATGGTCGCCCGAATGGCGTGTCTTAATTAACTCGGTCGAATACACCGGGATAACACTTTCTAACCTTTCGATCAACACGGGTCGAACCGATATCAATGTCCAGCCGCTCGCCGGGTATTGCTCCATTGAAATTCTCAATGTCGATCAGTCGCCCATCACAATCGCAATCAATGACGGTCTCACAATCGAAGTCAAAGACTCAACCGCTACCTTCGTCCCGATATTCGGCGGCGCGGTCTCTGATGTGACTGTCGAGGTCGCTAGGGCTGGATCTACCGGATATACCCAAGTGACTCGCTTGACGGCTCTGGGAGCCCTTGCAAGGCTTCCAAAGGCTACAACTCTCGGAGTCCTAGCACACGACTTCGACGGGGATCAAATTTACACAATCCTTTCAGCTTTACTTCTTGGTAATTGGAACGATGTTCCAGCCGCTGAAACTTGGAACAGTTACAATCCAACGGAGACTTGGAATCAAGCTCTCAATTTAGGTCTAGGCGAAATCGATCAACCCGGCAATTTTGAACTGTTCCAAAGAAGCTCATCGCTTACCGATGTCTATTCCTTGGTCGCGGCTCTCGCAAGCTCTGGACTTGGTTATCTTTACGAGGACAGCGCAGGTCGCATCTCCTACGCCGACTCGGATCACCGAACCGCTTATCTTGCCGCCAATGGATACACACTTCTTTCAGCCAACGAAGCGCAAGCTGTTGGGATCAAATTGGCTACACGCGCCGGAGATATTAAGAATGATGTCGTTCTTACCTATGGCAACAATTACGGATCAGAGGTCACAGCTCTCGACGCGGCTTCAATCGCAACTTATGGAACACTAAAAGCAATCGTTAACACAACCGTTCGCGGCGCGGTGGACGCGCAAGATCAAGCCGATCGCTATATCGAACTCCGAGCCTATCCACAGGCAAAACTCGACCGGGTTGTTTACCAGCTTGTCAATCCCGAAATCTCTGACGCTACACGGGACGCGTTAATTTCGATATTTATGGGGCTCCCGGTACAGATCGACGATCTGCCGCCAAATATGAACGACAGCCAATTTCAAGGATTTGTCGAAGGCTGGACATTTTCTGCCAGCTACAACACTCTCACGATTTCGGTCAATGTCTCACCACTTCCATTCTCCATCGTTGCGATGAAATGGATTGATGTGTCGGCGTCCGAAAGTTGGAACACCCTATCCGGTACACTCATCTGGGACGACGCGTTCGTCGTAGCATAAGAAAGAAGGAAAATGGCAACGACTACAAATTTTGGCTGGACGACACCGGATAACACCGATCTCGTTAAAGATGGCGCGGCGGCAATCCGTTCTCTTGGACAGGCTATCGATACTTCGATGATGGATCTTGAAGGTGGCACAACAGGACAAATTCTTTCCAAAACTTCGAATACCGACATGGATTTCACTTGGATCAATAACGATCAAGGTGACATCACAGCCGTCACAGCCGGAACCGGAATCTCAGGCGGTGGAACTTCTGGAGCTGTAACAGTCACGAACTCAATGGCGACAACTATTGACGCTAAAGGTGATTTAATTGGCGGAACTGGCGCGGATACTTTTGCGCGGTTAGGCGTTGGCGCAAACAACACAGTTTTAACAGCCGACAGCGCAGAGGCGACGGGCATGAAATGGGCGGCTCCTACAAGTAGCTCTTTACCAACAGCTAGAGCCGTACCTACTACTTCGCAATCCATAGCATCGGGAACAGCGACAAAAGTCACACTTGGAACGGAAACTTGGGACACAGACGCCAACTTTGCCAGTAGCAGATTTACCGCAACAACGGCAGGTTATTATCAAGTAAACGCAGGAGTCGGTTGGAATACCGGAGTCAGCGTTACGGGTTACATTTACATCTACCGAAACGGTGTTGGCTATTTAGAAGGTTATTTAGAATCGCAACCGTACAACACTCAAAACATTTCTGGAATGGCTTATCTAGCTGTAAATGATTACATTGAACTTTATACCAGACAAAATACTGGTTCAAGTGTTGGATTAAATATGAGTACCGGAGTCGTATTTTTAGATGTAACAGGAATAAGGAGTTAAATAAAATGGAACTAATTGAAAAAATTATGTCATCTTATCCAGAATTGACTCATGATGATTTTGATTACCGCAACGGAACTATTGGATTGCGTGATGATAGTGATGGGCAAGGCGCGTACATTGAAAAATGGGAATATAACAAACCCATTCCCGATGGGCTAAAATTAGGAAAATCCGCGCCGTAATGTATCCAAACAACACAGCTCAACGCTTGGTCGAAGTCGCACTTGCAGAAGTCGGTTACATCGAGCAGGGCGATAATCTAACCAAGTACGGAAAATTTACCGGAGCCGATGGCTTGCCTTGGTGTGGTTCTTTCGTCATGTTCTGCTGTAATTTAGCCGGCGTAAAGGTTCCAAATGTGGTCTCAACTCTTGCCGGATCTAAGAGCTACAAAGTCAAAGGGAATTGGCATGAAACGCCAAAGCGCGGCGATCTTGCGTTCTTTGATTTTCCCGATGACAAAGTATTTCGGATTTCACATATCGGAATCGTGATTAAAGCCGACAAAGATGGAGACGGCTGGATTACTACGATCGAAGGCAACACATCAGGATCAGGCGATCAACGCAACGGCGGAATGGTCATGATTAAGCAAAGGCAATACACAACCGGCGGATCAATCGTCGGATTCGGGAGACCAAATTTCGCACCGTCGGAATTGGACTTTCCACTTATTCCGCCAAAGGTTGCGAAAGTAAAGGAGAAAAAATGACAAAAGTGAAGGAACTTCTAGTCTCTTGGCTCCGAAGCTCTCTCGCCGGTGGATTGGCTGTCTATATGACAGGCAATACAAACCCGAAAGATATTGCGATGGGACTTGTCGCCGGAATAGTTCCGGTGTTAATTCGATTCTGTAACCCAAACGACGCAACATTCGGAATCGTTAAAAAGTAATGTCAATCGGCGAATGGACGGCGGTGGTTGGAATGATCATTTCAATTCTTGCCGCCGTCTATGCGTCAACAAGGGTCATCGTCCGATCGGTAATGTCAGAGCTCTCACCTAATGGCGGACAATCAATTAAAGATCAGATCAACCGAATCGATCTCCGGGTCGATCGTCTTTACACGATCCTTTCTTTCGACGCGCCGAGACACACCGAGGTCGTTGACAAGCTAGAGGATTAACGCGGACACTTAAACCAGATCCACCGACAAGGGATCTAGGGAGCTAAAATGTCAGGAAATATCGCGTTCTTATTTATGGTACTTATTTACAGCGGAATCACTTTTGGCGTTGCTGTCTTAGCTTGGTCTAGGGGCTACAACACCGGGCGAGCCGAAGCGGTTGTCAAGATTGAACGGCGACTTAGAGCTGTCAAATGATTCGCAAAGCGACTCCAGGAGTCTGGTGCGATTATTGCAAGATCACACACGGGAAAGACAAATCTGGTCAATGGAAAGAAAAGGCAAAAACACAAGCCGACTGGACTATTGAAAAAACACTAAAGAAATCCAACGCCGATCGACACCTGTGTTCGGCTTGCGCTTATGGCGTGAGCTACGACGGCACATTCACAATCTGGGATCAGGTCAAATCCGTTCAACCAATTCAAGGGAGCCTCAATGTTTAATCTATCCGAATACACCACAGTCGCCGAGCGAATCAAGATGTTCTGGGAGAAATACCCGGACGGAAAGATCGTCACTTCAATCGTTGAAGCTACTCAAACCCGGTTCATCGTCAAAGCCGAACTCTGGCGAACCGAAGCCGATCCGGCTCCATTCGTTACGGGTCACGCTTGCGAGGTTATTTCCGAGCGAGGTGTGAACCGCGACTTTGCGCTGGAGAATTGTGAAACTTCGAGCGTCGGAATTGCCGCCAAAAATGCCGGAATTGGAACCGAGAAGCATTCAATTTCGCGCGAGGAAGCTGAGAAGGTTGAACGCGTCAAGGCTGGTCAAACGACACCGGACGACAATCTGTGGACTGTCGAAAACTCGATGACCGAGATCACAACAAAACTAGGGGCAGAATTATTCTCCGAGGAGCCAAAATGCGCTCACGGTCGAATGAATCGCAAAAAGGGAATCAGCTCAAAGACTGGTCAACCTTATTCGGGTTGGGTTTGCTCGTCCAAGAATCGGGACGAACAATGTGAAGCGAAATGGGATAAATAAATGGCAAATTTAGAAATGTTCTTTCCAGATCGAAGCGCGTTAAAGTTCACAGATGATGGAATTGTTGAGTCGGACTGGCTCAACTGTGACGGCTGTGACAAGCCTCAGCTAGTCAAGGGTGGAATCGTCTCCGATCAGATTTTTGTGTGTGCGAAATGCCGGATCACCGAATGATAAAGATCCCAATTTCTAGAGATGAGGAATGGCTGTGTCTTTCCACAGCTTACAAAAGGATCGGACGGCTGGACTTCTCGCCAGATCACGACAGCCGAAAAGACCGGGGCTTGACTCTCTTTGACTATGTGCAACAGATGGCACAATCAATCGGAGCCGAGATAGCCGTAGCTCGTTACTTTGCAATCCCGGATTTCAAACCTACTGTCGACACATTTAAGCGCGAGGCTGATGTAGGTTCACAGATAGAAGTCAAGTGGACACTCTGGCAAGACGGACACTTAATCCTCAACGGATCAGACAGGCGCGAGGATGTAGCGATCTTGGTTGTCAACAAGGCTCCGAACTATTTACTAGCTGGATGGATACCAGTCTCGATGGCTATGCGTGAGAAGTACCGTCGAGGCGATGGCTCGTATTGGATACCACAATCAGACCTACAACCTATCGAGAATCTTAGGAGTTCCAACTATGGAGACACTTCTCTTTGATTGTCTAAACTGTAAAGTGAGAGTCGAGCACAAGCAAAGCGATCCATTCGGCAACCTGCCACAGGGCTTGGTATTCGTTCAATGTTCGAGCTGTGATGTCTACTCGGTAAAACAATTACGCCAAGCCAAGTCACATAAGGAGACCGGAATCTCACGGTGTAGCTGTGGATCTTGGGTAATTGAAGGCGTCGCTTGTGTCGTATGTGCGGGGCTCGACACGCCGTTCGACTGGGAGAAACGATGAGATCCTTGACAATCCGATTTCTCATTTCTACAATCGTCTTGTGTCTTTCCCTTTCGTTGGTTGATAGCTACAAGATATACGCAAAAACGAAAATCGGTAGTTCTAAACAATTCAAATGCTTAGATAAATTATGGATTAAAGAATCTAATTGGAATCCTAAAGCTAGATTAGGTAGCCATTACGGAATACCACAAGGTCGATCTATCTATCTAAAGACAGCTGATCCCTATGAGCAGATTGATTGGGGATTAAAGTACCTGTCTAATCGCTATCCGAAGGACTACGCTTGCGAAGCGTTAGCCTTCATGAACGCGAGAGGATATTCATGAGCAAGTCAGCTCTCACATCAACTGGATCGACTACTCGTTGGCGCAAGATTCGACAGCGCGTTCTGGATCGCGATGGCTGGACTTGTCAATACTGTGGACAAGAAGCTAACAGCGTCGATCATGTAATTGCTAGAAGTCTTGGCGGTGGAGATGATGACTGGAACCTTGTCGCTTCCTGTATGAAATGCAATTTAGCCCGTAGAAGCCCTAAGAGCCCTACTAGGGGCTTTTTTAATACTGGGAAAACAC